CTTGCGTCTCTTTTAGCTCCTCTTTCTTAGGCTGATACTCAGCCACTCTAAATTTTTCATTGTGTAGCTGTGATAATTTTTCTTGTGCTTCCACTAATTTATCTGGATCACCTGATTCATAAGCCTCTTTGTAATCACTCTTAGCCTGCTCTAGCTGTGCATCCACCCTGCCTTTAGCTTGATCTATCAGCATATTTTCGCCTTCAGCTAGGGTTTTTCTTAGCTTTTCGTTATCTTTCTTTAATTGTTCAGCGTAACTTATGGCTTCCTTTTCAAGTCTCTTAGCTTCTTCTTTAGCTCTACGCTCCTCATGATATTCATATTTTAACTGAGATATTCTTTTTTGAGCGTTCTGGCTGTAGTTTCTAACTTCATCTTCGTTTTCGTCATCAGGTTTAGCCTCAACCGATTCGTTTCTCTTTGCCACCCTGTCTTCTTCTGGTCTGTCATCAACCACTTCTACTTCAAAATCATCTTGCTCAACTGCCTGATTGCTGTCTTCGATGTTCTCTTCTAACTTTTCTGCTGTATCGTTCATATTCTCTTATATCCTCTTGGGTCATCGACAACGGCTTCAACCGTGTCATCGTTAATTAATCTAAATTCCTGTGTGTGTATTTTAAAACGAGTTCCTGAATAGGATCGAAATATAACAAAGTCACCTACTTTGCAGTACGCACCATTTGGAAACTTGTCTTTATCCTTGTAGGCATCAGCACCCATACTAACCACAAACCCTATAATAGATGCTATACCTTCAGCATCTCTTATCTGGTCAGGCATATACAGACCGCCTTCTGTTTTTTCGTCTACTTCTACTGGGGATATTAGGAGTTTGTAGCCCTTTGGTTCGGGCATTTTGGAAGCGACCTTTGGGTCTTCTTCCTTCTTTACAGCTTGATACATTTTTACCTCATGCAGTGATTAAGGATCACAGTTCCTTGCGTTAATACGAAAAGCACCATAGTACTTTTTTTAATCATCTATAAATCTTTTCTCTATGTCAAGTATATCCTCCTGTAATTTCTTGAGACATTTATACTCACCAACACAACGAGCATACTCCTCTATAGTTTTAGCTCCACCTCCTGCGAGGTGTTCTTTTAGGTCTTCTTTATAATCTGTAATTCTTTTTAATATGGGAGTGTAGGCTGTCTCACTCATCTACAAACTCTCTTGCTAGATTGACACCTTCTTGAAAGCCTTTTCTCTTTTCATCTCTTTTAGATTTTGCTTCACTAAGAATAGCGTTTGTTGCTACCTTGGTAACTTCTATCTCTTGGTCTTTCTTTTTCAGATCAGTATCTACCTGTATCTTTGCCATATCCATTTGTTTCTTATGCTCAAACTCTGCTTCTTTTAGAGCCATCTCTCTTTGCTGAAGCTGTGTAAGTGGGTCTTCTGCTTTCTTTTGCGCTTCTTGTTCTGCTACCTCTGCCTGACTCTTAGTCAGGACTTGTCCTGCTGCCTCTGCTGTCAACTTAGACAACTGCTCTTCCACATCATCTGGCAAAGGCTCGTCCTCACTAGGCATCGGAACACCCAACCTGTCTTCTATCTCTTTTCTATATTGGAAGGCAACGTGTTCCGTGATGTGGGCTGCCAAGGCATTCTGGATAGCAGACGCAAATGGCGATTGACCAATGATTTGCTGTATCTTCGGGTCTTGAGCAGCAGCAGTATGTACAGCAATGTGAGCCTCATGGTCTTGGTACTTGAACGCCTTGACAGGTTCTTGTTTCATTATAGCCATATTTTCCGTTACAGGGTCTTTAGGGGCTATATCATCTGGTAATTTTATTATGCTCTCAGCATCTTGTATTCCTAATACTTCTAGCATTTGTCTGTGTAGTTTGCCCATATCGTACAACTGTGGTGCTTGTTGGGCTAACTGTAACGCTGACTGATACTGCGTTACCCTCTGTGCCATTGTTGATGCATTAGGATCAGACACTGGTATGACATCAACCCTGTTATCAAAATCTTTTGTTCGTGAAAACTCACCATCCATTTCATAGGAGTATTGTGCTGGCATAAAGTCGTGAATACACTTAGCTAGTATGCGTAACTCTTTTTTAAGAGATGCGTGTAGTCTAGCTTGCACACCAGACATCACTTTCATGGATCGCTCTAACAACGCTAGAGTTGTACCTACAGGGGCATTCGGATTCATGTTTCCTACCTGCACATCTGCTATCGACCCAATTCGTCTTCCCTCTTCGACAATATTTCCCAACAACTGGTACAATACTGAGGATGGTTCTTTATAAGGTATAAACGTAATGGAATCTCGTATCGCACCACCAGGCACGTCGACATCTCTAAACTCACCAGGCATAAGAGGCGACTCATCCCCTTTAATCCTAAGACCACGAGCTTTAAGACCAGCAGGTAGATTCGATAAAGTACCTGCATCAATAAGCTGACGCAGTATAGACGTAGCTGATTTAGCCAAGCCACCAATAAGATGAATAAGTCCTGTACCATAAAAGCCAAGGCTAGGAAGATATCTATAATGAACAAAATGCTGTCTTTTAGTTTTCTTTTCATCATTCTCGTACCAGTTCTTTCTTATTGATAAAATTGTCTTTGACGACTTATCTATCGTCACAATGTATGGTCTTGCCAAACCATCTTTATCGTTAAAAGGCTCTGGCATCTCCAGATCAACGTGCATCTCTAAGATTGTGTATCTCTCATCGTCTTCATAAACTGATTCGTTTCCCTCCATCTCATCATACTTTTCTTGTATCTCTGACTGGTCTTGATGAGGTTCTGGTAAATCAACGTCACTGTAGAAACCGTTAACCATTAGCTCTCTAATCTGGTTTTCTGTCTTCTTCATAATATGTGTATACCGTGAACAAGACATGAGATCAGAAGCACCGTAGGACACTACAAAATCTTCAGCAGGCACAAACATCGAACATGGTCTTTCCATGATCGGATCGTAATACACCTTTTTAAACGCTGATCCTGCAAGGGGGAGTCGGAACAACATTTGCTCCATCTCGTCACGGTATTCTGTCATCTCCTCTGTCAGCATATAGTTCATCTCGTTCTCTACACGCTGAGACTGTTCTGTCTTTTCTTTTGACATTTTCCCAACAACCTTTGTCCTAACAGGACCTGATGCAGGAAATATCTCTCCCATAGCTTGTGCTTGAAATCGAACAATGGCTTCTGACAATAAAGGATGGAATACACCTGACGCACCCTCCCAAGGTTGCGTTCTTTCTTCTATCTTCATGCCAAGCAAATCAAGACCTTTCATGTAAGATCGTGACCACTCTTTTCTAGATGTTCTATCAGACTCAAAGTCATCTACTAGATTTGATGCCATCTCCTCTAGGTCTTGTTCCTCTATATGCTCTGCAAGATTATCGTTGTGACCTATACCCTCTGCATCCTGCGTGATGCCCCCATCAAAATCAATCACAACACTTCCGTCATCTGTCTCAACTGCAACAGCATCAGGATTTACTACAGATACTTTAAGTTCTGATTCTTCTGGGTTACCCTCTGCTTCTACTTCAAAGGGTTCTAGAGTTTTGTCTACTGCCATTATTTAATTGTGAAGCTCGTACCCCTTGTGGCTAGACCTCCACCTCTCATTTTAAGAACTTTACCGCCTTTTTTGTAGCCCTTCTTTTTCATGGCTCCGCCTTTTGCCATACCCTTTTTCTTCATGGCTCCACCCATAGCGTAACCCTTCTTCTTCATCATCATGCCACCGCCACGCATTTTACCTTTACCGTCTGCTGCAAAGAAAGGTACTTTCTTACCATCTTTCATGACCATTTTAAGCTTTCCGCCTGCAGCCATTCCTTTCTTCTTCATAGCACCGCCCATAGCCATGCCTTTCTTTTTCATCATCATGCCACCACGAGCCATGCCTTTTTTCTTCATCATACCACCACCCCTTTTCTTTACAGCGTATGGTTTTAATGATTCGGCATCCTTTTTGGTTTGTTTCTTAGGAGCAAACTTGTTGGCATACTGTCTTAGTGTAAGACCTGTTCTTTTTAGATCAGCTGCAGTAGCGGCTATCTTCTTGACACCCTTACTATCATAGTAATATGCCTCACCTCTTTTCTTAGCTTCCGCAATACTTCTTGGTCTGTCTTTTAATGGATTACCTCTTGTAGAGACTTTCTTTGGTTTGCTTTTAGCAGGTTCTGCTTGGGTAGTTGTTTTCTTTACAACTGTCGTTGTTTTTGCATCTCTTGATTCTTTTCTTACCTTACTGCCTGGTGAAGTTCTACTTGGTGTTAAGGCTTGATTAATCTTTGTTGAAGTCGGCTTTGGTCTAGTTTCTTTTCTTATCTTAGAACCTACTCCGCTTTTTGTGTTTGTTTGCTTTGGAGAGAAAGGCGCACGATCTTTTGTTGTAGATATCTGTTTCGCTCTCTCTCTGCTTTCTTTGAGCTTTTTAGCTCTTTCTGATGTTCCTGCCATAGCTTTACTCCTCTAAAGTTATTATGTTTATCGAATCCTGTATGTCAATTGTTTTTGGACAGCACCGCCCCCACGCATTTTTATCCTGCCTCCTTTTTTATATCTAGGGGAAAACTTTCTGCCTGTCATAGTGTGGCTATCTTTAATGTGTCTTCTTATGTCTCTCAGCTTTAGAGTTATGTCGAGGAAATCTGAATAGCTTATCTTCTTTGCTCTATAGTCAGCTATAGCTTTCATGTATTTGAGTTCATCTGAGGAAAAGGCAGCCATTATTTTTTCTTCTTTTTATATTTTTTCTTTTTAGCCTTTACGAACTTCTTCTTACCTCTAACCAGTTGTGATTTCATACTGGCTCTAGATATGGTCATCGTACTTTATATCCTGATAAACTTCCTACGCCTGTTCTAGCCAATCCCCCTCCACGCATCTTTGTTACTTTTCCACCAGATTTTTTTCCTTTACCAAGATCAAGATGAAAACCAAACTCACCTGGTGCAGGTATAGCAACTATTCTATCTGAAAGTTTTGCCATCTCGTCTAGACCATATCTTTTGTAATATGTACTTGTAAGATAATTTAGGCTTGGCAATCCGCCTTTTGCTGCATTCATAATTCTTGCTTCAAGTTTTTTCTTTTCGCTCATGCTATTTCGCCATCTTCTTACGCATAGTTTGAGCTTTTCTTCCTACAAACTTTTGTCTAGGTTTTATAGCTTTCTTTAGGTTTCCTGCACTTTTCTTTATTCTGCCTACGCCCATTCCAAATGCATCTTTAAATCCACCAGTCGCAAGTTTTTTCTTTGGTGCTTTAACCATACCACCTGCTTGTTTTTCAATTCCACCAAGTTTTTTTGTAAATTTAACCACAGAACCAGAAATTGTTTTTGGCATCTTACCAGTTTTTAAGAACTCATTTCTTTTTCTTGTTACCCCTGCCTTTGTTCCAAACCCAAAGTTTTTCATCTTTAGTCTGCTATCTATTCTACCTATAGCTTTGTCTCTTTGTTTAGACAGTTTTGATTTTTTTATGGGATCATCCATTCCAGATATTCTTTTATCTAGCTCTTTTACTTTTTTTCTGATGACTTTTAAGCCTATCATTCTTTTTTTATAAAGGTCTTCTGCCATTAGTAGTACTCCACTGGTCTT